AGCTCGTAGGCCATTTCGGATGTTCTTTATCGCTTTCACTGAGTGGATTGTAAGGTGGGAGTACGGCTGTAAAGCTGTCTCCTTCCAGAACGATCCAGAAGTTACTACTCGCGCCTTTCCGTTCTCACGGATCGCCGCGACGTTCACACTCAATATTTTGTCATGCATGGCAGAGGACCCCGAGGCCCAAAGGTCCTTGGATGTTTGATACGTCCAATTTCCTAAGGTTCCTGGGATCCCTTCCATTAAGTCGGGGATTCGAAGCCCGGCTCTCTGGACCATGTCTGACAAATATGCATATTTGCCTCCCTTTGCACGCGACTTCTCGTAGCATGCAGAGGAAGACATAGATATTTTGAACTCAGGGTTAACACCTGGTGCCGTGTTACCGGCAACCAAGTCTTGAACCTGGGATATTGTATTCATCAATAATGTGTCTGGCTCAAACTTACGTTTGACAGTTACAGTATCGATAAAAGATTTTACACTTTCTTCGCACATCCTAGAGTCCGCCAAACCGGTGGCTCTAGTTTGTACAAAGCAAGCTAACCGAAAGATCGTCTCCTTTGAGAATTTCTGAGTACACGTATTCAGATAACTCACAATAGGCGAGAAAAACGAATATGTTCTGTTCATCGAGTCATCAAGGATGACTCTTTGGCCAGACATATGCAAATATTTTATTGTTTTACGACCTAACTTCAACCCCTTTTGGAAGTTGGAGTAGGAACTGAAACAATTCATGAATATCGAGTTCATAATCCGATCTGACGTCTTGTATCCATCCTTGAACACACTAGGTGTGGACAAGTACATGGAGGTCAAGACACCATCAATCGTATTGATGATCTCAAAAATTGTAGACCTACCGGAGTTTGAGAGAGCCAGACGTTTAATCCGAACTCTCCCAGACTTCTTCAGTCGAGAATACCAGTAGGTGTTATCACGAAGGAATCGAACGAATCGATCGTGGTGACATCTACGCAGATCTATCCGCTTGCCCCTCATGTCCTTCAAAAGAGGACTGAAGAGTGAACGAGAATCGTATATCCATTCGATCTCGCACGGGGAATCCCCGTTAGAAATCGATGTCTCAAGGACATCAACCAGATTAGTCCAGTTGGACTCTGGTTGGTACCCAGAAGGATAGTTTATTGCATTGCTGCTGTGCTGCCCCGTCAAACGTAAGTTCGACGCGAGGGGTATACAGCTTTGTGAGAAAACCGTCATCAAAAAGCATTTCTCGAGAGCCTCCAAAGCTCAAGAGATCTGCAGAG